CTGTAACAGTTTCACCCTGTGAATAGGTTCCGATATTGTAGCTAGTGCCAGCAGAGTCAATAGACTGCAGGCTTAGACCACCATTGGTAGAGATAAATCTAGGAAATAGTAACTTGTATATCTTAGGCTCTAAGGTGTTATAGCGGATATAACCAGTCTGCATATAACCAGATGCAACCTTGACTCCGTATGATTCAATCCATATTCCATCGCCTGGAACAGCAAAGACAACTCTATCGGTAGTACCAAGGAAGTCTGTAGATGATGGGTTAACAGTCTCACCACTTGCACAAACATCCCAAGCATAAGCAAAGACAAGGCTATTAGGAACCACTGGCTGTGATAAATCAATACGGATTAGACCTGACTCAGTACCTTGCAAGGTTGTTACATAAGCAAATTTATCCTTGAAAGTTACACTCTTGCACTCTGTATCTACTAGCAATGGTCCGTAACTTATGTCACCATCAGCAGATACCACTGCAACTCTTACGCCTTTATTAGTGCAAAGAACTCCAAAGGTACCAAGGTATACATCAAAGGCGTTTAATATCTCACCCTCTGGTAGGTCAACAACTACTGTCGGAACATTAAGTTCTGGGAATCCAAGAGCATTAGCATTAGCAAGATCTAAAGTAATCTTGTATAAAGATGACTGAGCTCCAGCATAGCCACCAACATAGAAAGCAGCAGGTCCTTCAGATATGGTTGTCCATATCCAAGATGGATTTGGGTGTTCATAAAGTGCGGTAGGCAAAGAGTGACCACCTGCAGTGGCACCCTTATTAGAATCTAATTCATATAACTCTCTACCAATACCAGCAAGTAAACGTTGCTTTGCATAACGCAGTGCTACTGTGGTAACTGGACCATCAAGATCATAGATATGACCATCAGATGTAGAACCAAAGATATTACCTCTATGAAGTTTGTCATTATCTGCAGCAAAGTATCTACTGCCATCAGAGGTTAAAGCCATAAAATCAAGGGTATGTGGAGCTGCTGTTAAAACATAGTCAGTAACGGTAGGTGTATCGTTACTCATAGTGAGTTTCTTGAGGTCAACTCCTTCAGTAAAGACAACTGCATTTACGTTATTAACAGTATCTCTAGCACCAACTAGGTATAGGTTAGTTGCTGTTGCAGGTTCAGCCCTGACTGTGGTGTTAAGCAGGGTAGCCTCACCCTTAGTCCAGACATCTACACCTTTGGACTCTGTAAACTGGAAGCGAAGCGACTCATCTTGTAGCGGCTCAAAGTATTTAATACCAGCACCTAGGTGGAATGATGACTGTGAACGTAGCCACCAACCTGTAAGAGTCTGCTCACCAGGCTCTCTGGTCTGGTCAATCTGTTGCTTACGATACTGAGCTGTAACGCGGCGATAGGGTGTGTCATCACTAGCTGCCAAGAAGAACGGCAGACCAGCAAAGGCTACATCGTATGCCTCGCTAGTAGATGAGTAGCTAGTGGCCCCAGCAGGGTTGGAAAGTACGTAGGGAATACCCTCGGTAATGTCATCGCCATAGGCCATTACTTACTCCTTTGATTGAAAAGAAAATTGAGTAGTTTAGAGACATACTCAGGTCTGTAATGCTATAAAGTTTAGAGTTCTACTTCATCCCAGGATAGTGTTTCTTCGTTCCAAGAATAACGCTTGCCATCAGTAGGCATTACAACGGGAGCGTTCCATAGATAAGTTGCCTCATCTTTTGTCCAAGAAGGATATGGCTGTGGAGCAAAGAAGCCTGTTCCATCCCAGTTGTATCCAATACCAGCATAGTTCTTATGTAAGGCAGTTCCACCATCACGGGAATTGACTCCACCGTGTGTGTTATAGGAAGTCTGTATCCACTCGCCACCTAAATTGTCCTGACACCACTCTTTAGAATCGGCAACAATAACTTGTGTTACGACTCCGTTTTCAACCTTTGCATAATGAGCCATTATTATTCCTTTTCTTCTCCGTAAAGAACTGCTGAGTTTAGTAGTTTGACATCACGCTTTGTGACTATTCCGCCTTTTTCATCAAGTTGCGCTTTAGCGGTAGTTTCATTATCAGCAATAATGTGAACTAACATTGTTACTTCATAACTAAAGCATTGAGTTGCCTTAGTTTCTTTGATCTTGCTTACATTGTTTTTCATAAAACTCCCCTGTTAGATTGCATAGCGAACGATTACTATACCGCTACCGCCAGCCGCGCCAGCGCCAGTACCAGCGTTGCCGTCATAACCATTACCACCACCACCGCCGCCTGTGTTAGCAGTGCCTGAAGTAGGGAAGTTAAGGACAGCATTTCCACCTCCACCAGTTCCACCATTGCCGTTAGTGCCTTGATTTGTTGCGCCGCCACCGCCGCCACCATAAGTGACCGAAGAACCTGAAATTGAAGTTGCAACGCCGTTGCCACCGTTACCACCTGCTTTGGCAGATTTAACATTTGCTGCTTGTCCAACAGCACCAGCACCACCTCCGCCGCCTGCGGCAGTGTATTCAACTTCACCATCTGCACCGATTCCACCAGCAAAGCCTTGATTGACTGTTCTCGCGCCACCAGTTCCATTTATAGTGCAACCGCCACCACCTGAACCACCTGCTCTACCATTAATCCCCCCAGCGCCATTGCCTGCGCCACCACCACCTTTATCTGAAGTAATCGTGCTAAAAACTGAATCGTTACCGTCTGAACCTCTGCGAGTATCACTAAGTGGCCCTCCTGCACCACCAGCACCAATAGTTACTGTATAAGAAGTTCCTCCTGTTAAAGATAAAGCAGATTCTAAACTTCCACCACCGCCAGTTGCGGTTACTGTTGAGCGCAAACCACCTGCGCCACCACCACCACCGACTCCTGCACCACCACCGCCACCACCTGCTACAACTAAATAATCAGCAGTTAAGTTTTGAGTAGGTATAAATGTTCCTGAAGATATAAATGTGTGAATTGCATATCCGCCACTAAAAGTAATAGTTCCGCCAACTGCTTTTGCTTGTTGAGTAAGTGTTGCAAATGTTCCTGATGAATTAAATGTGTGGATTGTGTATGGGTTTGAATAGGTTATTGTTCCACCAGTTGCTGCTTGACCACCTGAGTATCGGGCTATGACTACGCCTGATCCGCCGTTGCCAGGGGTTGCTCCTGTTGCGGCACCTGAACCACCACCAGTATTAGCAGTTGCGGCTGTTGATGCAGTTCCATCACCTTTTCCAGCAGTTCCTCCACCAGAGCCAGCAGTTCCTCCACCAAAATTATTGCTTCCGCCACCACCACCACCAGCGTAGGTAACTGAGGAACCTGAGATACTGCTTGCTACACCATTTCCACCATTGCCATTAACTCCGCTTCCTGAACCACCTGTAACTGTTCCATCGGTTCCAACTGCCCCTGCACCACCTCCACCGCCTCCGCGAGAGGTTGTAGTTGTGTCAGTAAATCCTGTTCCACCTGCAAATCCTTGTCCTGTTTGTCTAGTTCCTCCTGTTGAAGCAGGATTATCGGCAGCACCACCACCACCTGAACCGCCGTTTCCTCCATTTTTACCTGTGGTTCCACCACCGCCACCACCGCCAGTAGAAGTAATCGTTGAAAATACTGAATTGCTACCATTCGTTCCAGCAGTAGCAAAAGCGCCTGTGCCTCCAGCGCCAACAGTTACTGTGTAATTTGTATTAAATGTCAAACTTAAAGGGCTTTCTAGCGAACCACCGCCACCAGTCGCAGTTACAGTTGAACGCAAACCTCCAGCACCGCCACCTCCTGGAGCAGACTGTGAACCACCTGCGCCACCGCCAGCAACGACAAGGTAGTCAACAACTAAACCACGAACATAGTTTTGAGAAGCATAAATTCCAATAATAGGCATTAGGCAATATCTCCAATCGCATACCAAGAATCTGTATCTCGTTTAATTAAAGTCATAGCAGAGTATTGTGCTCTACATTTAGGTGTAGCAGCAGTAGCACCAGTAGAAACTACTGTTACTCCGCTTGCACCAGAAACTGTCACCTGTCCTGCACCGATCTGAATAATGTTGAGTTGAGTTCCAGTTGGAAATGCTGTTGTTGAATTGAGTGGAATTGTGTAAGTCTGAGCAGAAGCGTTGCTTGCTGTGACTAACTTATTGTCAGCATCTGCTAGGACGAATGTATATGTGGTACCAGTCTGAGCATTAAACGCTAAAGCAGCGCTTGCACTGGTAGTTCCCCCTACTAAATTAACTGCCATTAGTTACCCTCCGACCCGAATGCACTAAAGGATGAAGTTCCTGTAGTTGAATAAACAGTGATTACATCTGTATTTGCTAAAGTAATTCCAACGGTAATTGCTAGTAGAGATCCGCTAGGAACCTGAACTCCATAAGCAATATAGTGTAAGTTTGCAAGAGTTGCTCCTGCTGGTCTTACTGCTACTCTAATGGTATCTGCTGCTCCACCAGTATTGGCTACATTTAGCGTAGATACAATAGTTGCATTAGTTGCTGTATACAGCGTTGTTGCTGTAGCAGCGCTAGGTGCGCTCTGCGCTAGGACTTTATATGTAGGCATTAGGCTATATCTCCAATCACGGTCCAGGAATCTGTACCAGTTTTAACAATGCTCGCTGCGGAGTATTGCGCTCTAGTCTTCGGAGTTGTAGCAGTTGCTCCAGTTGATGTGATAGTAACCCCGCTTGCTCCTTGGATAGTTACTTGGCCTGCGCCAATTTGTTGAATGTTAATAATTGCACCAGTTGCGTATGCAACAGATGAGTTTAACGGCACAGTTGCTGTTATGGCTGAAGCATTGCTCAAGGTAACCAACTTGCCATTATCGGTAAGAACGAAAGTGTATGTAGTTCCAGTCTGTGCATTCAGAGTAAGATTCTGTTTAGCATCATTGATTGTAGGACTGGTCAAAGTCTTGTTAGTGAGCGTATCTGTTGTTGCTCTACCAACGAGTGTATCTGTGGCCGCAGGTAGCGTTAGTGTAGTTGTTCCTGCTACTGCTGTAGCCTGTACTGTAGTGCTACCAGATTTAGACCCAGCAAACCCTACGTTAGTTACAGG